TACAAGGGCTTTCTGCTGGTGGTGTGCGAGGAGTGCGGCGCGGTCAAGGCGTTCTGCGCAAAGCGGGAAACGTACAGCTTCCGGTGTCAGGAGTGCGGACACGAAACGACGCTGGAGGGCCTGCGGCCCATGTTCATGCACTGTAAGTGCGGTAAGTCGTTCCGCTACAAGACCAATGCGGAGACGGAGACCATCACCCATAGCTGCTTGGACTGCAAGGCACCCGTGGATATGGAGCTGAACGGGAAAGGAACCGCCTATGTGACCATCGGCGTGAGAGGTGGAAAGCGATGAAAGATATTCTGTATGGCTTGGGCGCGATGCTGCTGCTTGCGCTGATGGTGATTTGGGGGCTGGCGCTGGCGCTGGCCGGGCCTGCCCTGCTGAAATTCTGTATTCTGTATCTGTTCGGGTAAAGGAGGCGGCGGGAATGAAGCTATCGAAATTTGCAAACTTGGTCAAGAACGGAGGCCGGTGCGCCGTACTCCATGTGGCGGGCAGCGGGATTTGGCTATCTACCGGCACGGCAATCTACCGGGCGACGGAGCTGCCGGACATGGAGGGCAGCGAGCAGGTGCGCACGGTGTTGGACATGACGGCGGACGCATGGAAAAAGGTGTATCTGACCGAGGATTGGCCGGAGAGCGTCAGCAATGTGCTGGGACTGAACCTTGCGCCGTATGCGCAGGGCGAGCAGGACACGGAGAAGCTGAAAGTGGCGGCGGCTCCCAACGGGCTATGGTGTTCCGCCTGCCGCTGCAAGGTGGACGGCGAGCTGATCTTCTACAACGAGGCGTATCTTGCGCCGCTGGCGGAGGAGATCAAGAAAAGCGAATACATCTATTACACGGCGCGGCAGACCGAAGCGGGACAGCGGTATCTTGTGGTACATGACGGCATGGATGTGTTGGCAGCCATCATGCCCATGAACATTCTGAAAGAGGAGTACATCAACGATCTTGCGGAATTTCAGGCGCTCTGCATGGAGCAGTTCTACAAGGATAAGGAGCGCCGGGAGGCAGTTATCGAGGAGGCCGAGGACGACGCGGAGGGCGCGGGGCAGATCGGCATGGAGGGCGTGGAAGATGGAGAATGAACGGGCCATTGAGATTTTAGACCCGGAACACCGGGAGCTGTATGAGAGCCTTGAACCGATAAACGAGGCTTGCCGGATGGGCGTGGAGGCGCTGCGGCGGCGTGTGCCGGAAAGCCCCTACCCTGACGGGGACGCGGGTGTAATGGCCTGCCCGTCCTGCGGGAGCGGCGAATACCTGCACAACGAGGACGGAAACCGCTGCCGCTTTTGCGGACAATGCGGACAAGCGATTGACTGGGACGGCAGCACCGGGGAGGAGACGGAATGAACGTTGTCTCTTTTGGCGGCGGGACAAACAGCACCGCCATGATTATCGGGATGTATCTGCACAAAATACCTATTGATCTGATTTTGTTTGCGGACACCGGCGGCGAGCAGCCGCACACCTACGAGTTCATGGGGACGTTCAATGAGTGGCTGGTAAAGCATGGCATCCCAAAGATCGTCTCCGTGGAGTACCACGACAAGGACGGGAACCGATTGACGCTGGAGCAGGAATGCATCAACAGCGGGAGGTTGCCCTCGATTGCCTATGGATACAAAAAATGCTCTCTCAAGCACAAGATCGGGACGCAGGAGAAGTTCTGCAACAACTATCAACCGTGCAAAGAGGTGTGGGCCAGCGGCCAGCGCGTCCACAAATACATCGGTTACGATGCCGGGGAGACACGGCGCATCCAACACGCCGCGCCCATCGACGAAGCGGACAAAAAGTACGAAAAGCATTATCCGCTTTACGAATGGGGATGGACGCGCGAAGAATGTGTGCACGTGATCGAGCGGGCCGGACTGCCGAGACCGGGGAAAAGTTCATGCTTTTTCTGCCCATCCATGAAGAAGAAAGAAATACAAGCGCTGTGGGAGAACTACCCTGATCTCTTTGAGCGGGCTATCGCGCTGGAGCACGGGAGCGCCGAGAGAAATGTGAACGTAAAAGGACTTGGGCGCGACTGGTCATGGGAGAGCTACTACAACGAGTTTATGGCAAACAAGGAGTTCGAGGAGGCACAGTTGACCTTTGACCAGTTGTTCCCGGACAGCCCCGGCGGGTGTATCTGCGGCGCTCCGTGCGGGTGCTATGACGGATAAGGAGGCGGCGGAATGAAACTCTGTGATCGGTGCCGGGTTGCTGGTTGCTTGTTGAACTACGGCGGGAAAGCCTGTAAAAATGCCCGGAAACAGAACTGCCCGGATGTGGTCTTTACCAACGCGGACAGGGTTCGAGAAATGAATGACGAGGAACTGGCAAAATTCATGCTGAGTAGCAACGGCGCGGCCTACTGCAAGAACAATGATCGTGACAGTACGTGCTACCTAAAAGGACGCGACGGAATGACGGCATGTGAACTGTGCGCACTGGACTGGCTGCGCGAGGAGGCGGAGTGATGAACTGCACTATTCTGCAAGGCGACGCGCTGGAGCTGCTGCTGACACTGCCGCCAGAAAGCGTACATACCTGCGTGACATCCCCACCCTACTATAATTTACGAGATTATGGAGTGGAGGGGCAGATCGGGAACGAGGCCAGCGTGGAGGAATACCTGCAGGCGCTGGTCACAGTTTTTCGTGAGGTTCGACGGGTACTGCGGCCAGACGGAACTCTGTGGGTGAACGTGGGCGATAGCTATGCTACAAAATCGGGGAGCCAGCCGCCGACGAATACTCGCAATTCCTGCGGACACACCGCAAAGCGCGTACCGCAGGGATACAAGAAAAAAGACCTGATCGGCATACCTTGGCAGTTGGCCTTTGCCCTCCGCGCAGACGGATGGTATTTGCGACAAGACATCATTTGGCAGAAGCCGAACTGTATGCCGGAGAGCGTAAATGACCGATGCACAAAGTCACATGAGTACATCTTCCTGTTGTCAAAGTCAGAGCGCTATTATTTCGACGCGGCGGCGATCAGCGAGCCGGTCACATCGGCCAAGGGAAACGCAAGGACGTTTCGCGGCGGCGGAGCCTATACCGGCGGTCGATCTCACGACAACAGCGCACAGGTGGAGCGTGAGAGCCACGGGAACAGTGAAAACAAGGCGGGGCGTAGGAACAAGCGGAGCGTCTGGAGCGTAAGCACAAACGGATTTCGCGGCGCGCACTTCGCCGTGTTCCCGGAAAAGCTGATCGAGCCGTGTATTTTAGCGGGTTGCCCAGAGGGCGGCGTTGTGCTTGACCCGTTTGCGGGCAGCGGCACAACAGGCGTGGTGGCCAAACGCATGGGGCGTGGTTTTATGGGATGTGAGATCAATCCCTCGTATGTAGAAATGGCCGCCAGAAGAATAGCGGAGGTGGAGTGATGGATTGCTACAACTGCAAAGCGAAAAGTGTTTGCGCGGCGGTGGTGCAGCCCGGCTCCGTGATATGCCTGATGAACCGCATGAGATACTGCGGGACACACGCAGAGGAAGAACCACGGCGACAGCAGGGCGACTTTTGCCAGTATTGTGGGCATCGCCTGCGGGAGATCGGACGCGAGCGCTTCTGCAACAATGTGAACTGCCAAAACCGATATGTGAACGTATGAGGGTATGCCATGGATATTAAGTCTTTTAAGCCGAGGCAGACCGTGTACATCGTTGGAGACGCACGGCGGCCAAGAGATAAATTCTCCGCAGTAAAAGCGGAGGTCGCAAAGGTGGGCCGAAAGTATGTAACCATCAGCGGAAGATGGGGAGAACGGTTTCGGGAAGCGCACAACAGGGATATGCCGTATCTCATTGAGGAAACAGAGTATGGCTCACCGCGTCTCTTGTTCCCGTCGGAGGATGCTGTACGCGAGTACCAAGAACGTGAGGAACTGAAAGAGTGGGTGCGGGTTGCCGCTGACTGGGACAAAATAGGCCGCTATACCCTCGAACAGCTCCGCGCCGTAAAGAAAATTCTGGAGGGATAAACCATGAGCGAGAAAAGCGCGGTATATGAGTGCGTAGACCGGGAGCATGACGCTTGGCGGTGCCGGGCGTGTGGGTACATCGAGAATTTCGAGGCAGACGGGCCGACGGAAAACGGCTGGCACTTCTGCCCCGGCTGCGGGCGGGAGATCATCGTGGAAGCGGTCAATCCGTGTCCGTTCGACAATGACAACTGTATGTGTCAGTTCTGCGAAACGCCGTGCAACAACGGCTTAAACTGCTCTGACTGCGCCCATGAGGGAAAAGCGGTGCATGATGTATTTCTATGCACAGGCTTTGACGGGAGCGTGAAGCAGTATGTTGCGAACTGGAAGCGGAAGCAGATGGAGGAGTTGGGAGGCGAGCGGGAATGAAAGTGTATCTGGCCGGGAAGATCACGGGAGACCAGAACTACAGGGAGAAATTCGCGGCGGCGGCGAAGAAGCTGGAGGAGCGGGCTGGTGTGACGGTCATTTCACCGGCGGTCACGCCGGAGGGGCTGAAAAAGGCGGACTATATGCGCATCTGCTTTGCCATGCTGGAGAGCGCCGACACGGCGGCGTTCTTGCCGGATTGGGAGGACAGCCCCGGCGCACAGCTTGAAAAGCACTGGTGTGAGTATGTCGGGAAAAAGATGGTGTTTCTGATGGAGGGTGCGGAATGATCGACTTCGAGGGCTACTATCTTGTGCCACCCGATCAGGTTGCGTACATCGAAACGAGGAGAGGCGGCGGGGATGCGCAATATGGGCTGTTCTTGGGCCTGTCCGGCGGGAAAGAGCTGGGCGTGTGGTACAGAACAGAGGAGGCGCGAAAAGCCGCTTATACGAAGCTCGCACGACAGGTCGAGATCGGGAAACGACAGGACAGGGAGGACATCTTGTATCGCCTGCGGTTGATCGAGGCGTGTATCAATAAGACGGATAAGCGGACGCTGCGCATCTGGAAGCAGCTCCAACAACTGCTGCATCTGGAAAGCGAGGAGACGGAATGAGCGGGAGAACAACAGAGCGTATTCTGAACGCGGCGGCAAAGGGGCTGCTGTTTCTGTTCCTGTATGTGATGCTCGATCTGTGCTGGATTGGCGCAGAATGCGTCTTTGAGGGCATCGTGCATGAAAGCAGGGTTGACGGTGTTGTGCTGGCGTGGCTCTGCTTGCTGCTCGTGAGAGAAATCGAGCAGTTTGAGCGGAAAATCAGAGGTGACGGACGATGAAGCCGCTGCTTTGCCGCTTGGGACTGCACAGCCCGTGCAAGACGGAATACATAGAGGTCACACGCCGCCGGAGCGACCGGCACGGCGGGAAGTATCACACAAATTACATCTGCTGCCGCAGGTGCGGGAAGCTGTGCTACCGGATGCGGCGGCGCAGGGAGAAAAC